ACAACAAAAGGAACAGCTAGTCCAGCAAGTCCAGTAGCTGGTGTACCTGGAATCGGTGGTTAGAAATTAAGAGAGGTTAACGCCTCTCTTTTTTATTGTATTTTTTAGAAAAAGGAGAAATAACAATGCAATTAAAAATCAATGATAAAACTTACAACATTAAATTCGGAGTGAAATTCGTTCGTGCGCTTGATAAAGCTTATCCAATCGAGCAACAAGGCTTGAAATTCGGAATGGCACTATCTGCTAAAATCCCAGAATTATATGCAAAGAATATCGCATCATTAGCTGATATTATCTACTATGGAACAGTCACAGAAAGCCCACGCCCTTCATTATCGGAAGTTGAAACATACGTTGAAGAGTGTGAAGATCTAGAAAAATTGTTTGATGATGTACTTCAAGAATTGAGTGAGTCGAATGCGGGTAAGTCTTTGCTACAGGAGATGAACCAAGGCCTCAAGAAGAAATAATTGAGAAATCATCTCTAGAAACGTTTGAGGAAATCATTATAAATTGTGTCCGATTTTTAAATATCACTGACATGAACGAGATTGGTCGTATGACAATGTACGAATACGACTTGTTAATGACTGGAGTGTTATTAAGAAAGCAGGATGAAGACGAACTCTTGCACCGCTCAGCTTGGCTATCTAGACAAGTAGAAGCCACAAAATCGGACGGCAAAACTCCTTTGTATAAGAAATACAGTGATTTCTACAGGAAAAAAGATACTAAGAAAAAGTATCAACTCTCAGACAAAGAGAAAAAACTCTTACTGAGAGCTAACACGTAATGAAAGGAGGTATATAATGGCGGAGACTTATTCAGTCGAGGCGGTATTAACTGCGGTCGATAAGGGAATGAGTTCTACTTTGAACGGCTTACAAAAAGCAATCAACGGACTTCAAAAATCATCGAACGCATTCGATACGATTTCAAATAAGAGTTCGTCAATGTTCAAATCTATGCTTGGTGCTAACCTTGTCAGCTCTGCAATCACGTCCGCTTTTGGTAGCATCAAAAATACCATGGGCGAAATGGTCGGAGAGTTGAACAGTTCCAAAAAGGCGTGGGATACGTTTGATGGAAACCTAAGTAAATTAGGTTGGGGAAAAGACCAAATCAACGAGGCAAAAGAGGCTATGCAGGACTATGCGACTAAAACTATCTACTCAGCCTCAGACATGGCTAGTACATTCTCTCAAATGGCCGCAATCGGTCGAAACGATAGCAACGAGCTTGTAAAAGCTATGGGTGGTCTAGCTGCATCCGCTGAGAACCCTAAACAAGCGATGACGTCCCTATCTCAACAAATGGTACAGGCTCTAGCGAAACCAAAAATAACTTGGCAGGACTTCCGTGTCATGATGGAACAAGCGCCGGCAGGGATGAGCGCAGTCGCTAAAGAAATGGGATTGTCGCTTAATGAATTGATCACCAAGATTCAAGATGGACAAATTAAAACAGATGATTTCGCTGAAGCGTTTAAACGTGCAGGTATGACCATGCAGGACATGGCTACGAGTTACAAGACAATTGACCAAGCACTGGACGGTATGAAAGAGACACTTTCAAACAAATTAAAGCCAGCTTTTGATACATTGTCTAAAGCAGGTATCAAGGCACTTGAGGCGATTATGAATCAGCTCGATAAGGTTGATTTTAATAAACTAGCCACAGGGATTGAGGGCTTTTTCAGCAAAATTGATTTCGATGCAGTTATTGAGAAAATAACCTCGTTTGTTGGTTCGGCAGTTGCTAAAATCAAAGAATTTTGGCAAGGCTTTACAAACACGAGTGCAATATCTGACTTTAAACAGGCGATGAGCGAAGTTTGGGAGGCAGTTAAGAAAGTATTTTCTTCACTTGCTGGAGGAGATACGGCTTCATTTGGCGAAAAGGTCGGGAAAGCCTTAAGTGCAGTTTCAAAGGCATTACAGGCGTTTGCTAAAATCGTTCAAAGTCTAAGCCCAGAACAGATAAGAGCTATTGCCACAGCATTTATTGGTTTTAAAGTGGCGCAAAGGTCAACAAAACTATTGGCAAATGCTTTAATCGGATTGAGCAAAGGAGTAGGCGCAATCAAGGCTGTTTTTGGAGGACTACAAAGCTTTACAAGTGTGGCGAAAGCTTTACATGGTATTGCAAAAGGTTCTCAAGCTGCAAGCTCGGCATTAACTTTCATGTCTGGAAGTTCAAAACTTGCTAAAGGCGCACTAATCGGACTAAACATTTTCAGTAAAGTAGGCGGTTGGATTGGTTCAGCAGTTTCAGCAATCGTTGCTTTCCTCGGACCAGTTGGTTTAGTTATTGCTGCGGTCGTGGCAATCGGAGTAGCTTTTGTTATTTTATGGAACAAATGCGAAGGTTTCAGAAATTTCTTTATAGGTTTATGGAATGGAATTGTCAACGTTGCCTCAAACGCTTGGAAAAGCATTCAAAATGCTTGGAATGGGATGGTAGAGTGGTTCTCTAATCTATGGAGTGGAGTAAAGCAAACTGCTTCAAATGCTTGGAACGGTTTCCTTGAGAAGGCTAAGCCAGTCATCGACGCTATTAAAACTGCTTGGGATAGCATTACAGGGTTCTTCTCTGGAATTTGGAAAGGCATTAAACAATTTGCCTCAAATGTCTGGGATAGCTTTGTAGAAGGTGCAAAACCAATTGTAGAGGCATTAATGAATGTATGGAACGCTTTATCAGAGTTCTTCTCAACACTTTGGGACGGTATCGTTTCGGTAGCCACAACGGTTTGGAATGGTATTGTTGATGTTGTTAAGTCGGTCGTTGAAGTGATTAAAGGCGTTTGGAACGGCATTACAGAGTTCTTTAGCAACCTTTGGAACGGCATTACAGAGGCATCTACTATTGCGTGGAATGGTCTTGTTGAGTTTATTACTCCTATTGTTGAAACAATCAAAGGTTTGTGGAATGGCTTTGTTGAGTTCATGTCTTCTATCTGGAATAGTATCGTGGAAGTCGCGACTACTGCTTGGAACTTATTACAACCTATCGTCGAGGCGGTATGGACTGGTATTCAAACATATATCTCAACTGCCATTCAAAACATACAAACTGTTATCTCAACAGGTATGCAAGTTGTCCAAGAAGTATGGAATGCGGTATGGACGGTATTTACAACAATCGTACAGACTGTATGGACTGTTATTTCAACGGTTATTTCAACCGTCTTGAATGTAATCGCAGGCATCATCAACGTGGCGACTGCGCTTATTAAAGGCGATTGGAGTGGCGCTTGGGAGGCAATTAAAGGAATAGTCTCGACTGTTTGGGAAGGTATTCAAACAGTTATTTCAACTGTGATCAATGCGATTAGTACTATTATTAGTACAGTTTTAGGTGCGATTAAGAATACCGTATCAGCAATCTGGGAAGGTATTAAGAGCATTTTTACAACAACAATCAATGCGATTAAAGAAACGGTGGTAAATGTTGCCAACGCCATGAAAGAAGGTTTCTTGGGTGCATTAGATGCACTTAAGGGCGGAGTTTCAAGTGCAATTGAGGCAATCAGCGGTTTCTTTGGAAGATTATGGAATATTGATTTAAGCGGTGCAGGTCGTGCTATTATGGACGGTTTCCTTGGTGGGTTAAAAGCTGCATGGAGCGCTGTTACAGACTTCATTGGCGGTGTTGCTAACTGGATTGCAACACACAAAGGACCTATCTCGTATGACAGACGATTGCTTATCCCTGCAGGTCAAGCCATTATGGGCGGTTTCAATACTGCTTTAATGAGTGGGTTTGAAGTCGTCAAAGGCAACGTGTCTGGAATGGCGGACGGTATCCGTTCGATGTTCGATGATGCAGGTTCAAGAGTTTCAGCTATGTCAAATGCTTTACAAGGCGATTTCTCGAACAATGTATCTGGTACATTATCAGCTACTTATGAAGTCAACCAGACTAAAGAGCCAGCGGTTATTAACCTTGCACTTGGTTCAAATGATTTCAGAGCGTTTGTTGCGGACATTTCCAACATTCAAAGTAAAGAAGAAAGGATAAGATTGAAGGCTTCAAGCCTTTAATGGTGTTTTAAATGTATATTTTTAATGACACAACAAAAGGCACGCCAACATTTAATTCTGGTCTAGAAGTTCAATTTGGTGGTATAAGCCTCAATCAAGAAATGAATAACGAGGACGGAACGTTTTTTGTGGCGAATACCACAGGTCGAGACGTCCTCGATTTTAACCATGAAACAACAAAAATAAAAGGGCGAGACGGTCAATATCTCTATGGTGCGACTTACAAAGAGCGTGAAATTGAGGTACAGGTCAGACTTACTGGTTATACTGACTTGGGAATGCGAAAACAGTATGAGCGGTTAAACCGCCTATTGTTTTCTCGTGAGGCTAAAAAATTGGTATTTGGGGACGACTTAGAAAGATATTACAAGGCAATATTTTCAAAGGTTAAGAAACCAGAATTGGAAGACGCAAACGATACAGTTATTAAACTACATTTCATTTGTTACGACCCATTCAAGTATACCGAGCCTAAAACTGAGACAACTAACAAGGTGACTTACAACGGAGACTTTCCAACAGAGCCTATTTTGAGGCTTACAACTCAAGAAGGAACTGAAATTCGTATCTTGCACCTTGAAACACAAAAATATATCAGATTAAAGGCTACTTACATTGAAGGTTCGAATCTACTTGTTAACTGCGAAACTAGAGAAATCAAGTTAAATGACAGAAACGAGTTGATGAACTTTGATATGGTTAATAGTCGCTATTTCAAACTTCAAAAAGGCGTTAACACATTTCAAGTTGAAGGCGCTGTGTTGAATAGTATTGAGTATAAAGAGGTGTTCGCATGATTTATTTGTTTAATCAGACAGAGGAATTGATTGATGTCATAGATGAAGCTAGCCTTGCAGATTTTACTCATACGATAGAAACAAACCAGTTTGATAGAGCAAGCTTTGAAATTCCAATAGATTACAAGCCAAGCATTATCAAAGAAGTCCAGTTTTTCGGTTTTCAATCGAAAGACGGGGCTTTTTGTTTATTCAGAGTTTCTGAAAAATCTTACGATATCAGTTTGACTATCCAAGGTATAGACAGAGCAGAAAGCGACTTGAATTCATTCATCATCGAGAATAAGCGACCTGGTGGAACTGCTGACCAAGTGTTGAGTGGAATTTTAGAAGGAACAGGATACCAATTAGGAAATGTAGACGGCTTGACTAGAACAGGTAGATTGAGTTTCTACTATATTTCAGTTCGTCAAGCGCTCGTTAAAATAATTGAATCGTACGCTTGTGAGTTCAAGATTAGATATACCTTTGTCGAAAATAAGATAATCGGACGATACATTGACCTAAATCAACGTTTCGGACGTGTTACAGGACATCAATTCGAGTATGGATCTAACATTCTAAATGTTACCTACGAAGAATCGTCAGATGATGTTGTGACGGCTCTTATAGGCCGTGGTAAGGGTGAACAAAGCACGGATGATACTGGGGAAGCTACAGGCGGTTATGGACGAAGA